ATATTATTATATGTATTAGTTAAAGTACTATCTATAATATTATTATATTTATTATATACTCTTATAGTATTATATTTATAAGATTTAATAGTTAAACGATAATCTGGATCATTTCCAAAAACATCAACAAAAGCTTCAAAAGCCATCTGTCCTGATTTTCTAGGTGCTGGTTCTCCAACATGTAAAAATCTAAGTGGTCCATCTTTTCTATATCTTTTAATTGGTTGCCAAATATTTTCAATACCGTGTTCGTAAACATGTATTGGCGGAGTGACTCCGCAGTTTTCATAAACTTGTTTTACCCAAGGAGAAGTTGCCCATACTTCATCACATTGATTTAATGATTCTAGCCAACCCTCTTGTAATTTAGTTGATTCCCATGGCATGTATCCAATTTGATACTGATCTTTATTAAATTCAAAAAATTGTGGTTGACTAAAATTTAATTGAACTTTAGCATCCTTGTATTTAAAAGGAACTTTGTATCCTAGTTTTTGTAGACTTGTTACAATATGATATCCCGCATATCCATAACCTGTAGAAATATTTAAATTTCCTGGATTAGTATTAAAACTTAAAATCACGACTTGACAGCCTTTCTAGTAATAGGTTATGATTAATACCTTATGAAAAATAAAACCATAAGAGACACAGCCCTTAAATTGGGAATGATTGCACTAGTATGTGCTAGCTTTCCAGGATTTAACAACGCTGTTGCTCAAACAAGTATATCAAATGATGTACCACAAGCACAATACGCCTATATAGAGGACTTTAAGAGCGTTAAATCGCTGAGTGATGAGGATTTAGCTCAGCTACTATTCTGCGCTGGTTTCAAGGGTCGTGACCTTATTGAAGCCTGGGCAGTCGCTAAGAAAGAATCTAATGGACGACCACTGGCATACAACGGTAACAGAAAAACTGGAGATAACTCTTATGGAGTTTTCCAGATCAATATGCTTGGATCAATGGGAGCGGACCGAAGAGAAAAATTTAATTTGACTTATGATAAAGATCTGTTGGATCCATGGACTAATGCAACTGTTGCATTTCACATGAGTGGTGGCGGAAACAATTGGTCAGCATGGAAAGGGATGACTCCTAAAACTAAGGAGTGGATTGCAAAATATCCAAACTCATTCGAACCCTTGCAATGCAAATGGGACAATCCAGAAAGTAATAAGTAATGGACATCAGAATTGTCCGTGAATTTATAAAGCGTTATCCTAGTGAACTTTTTTGCGAGAAGGACAATAGGGCTTTATTGCCAAATTTAAGACATGATGATACAATCTATTTATATTGCCTTGAATGCAATGATAAGATAGAAATAGGATATAACTCCTACGACAGAATGAAAGCGGCCCTAGTTGGAAAAGTATGATGTGCTTGATAAAGGATACGTCCGTTTAGTAGACGTACTTGGAAATGACCTTTCAGTAGCTAATGCTGCTCGTGTGTCATATGACAAAGAGTCAAAGCTTCGTGAAGACGGATCACTTACTATTGCAGACCAAAAGCTGATAGACTTTTTGTGGCGAGAAGGCCATACAAGCCCTTTTAGACACGCAGCTATGACATTTGAAGTCTATGCGCCTCTTGTTGTCGCTAGACAGTGGTGGAAGTATGCAGTAGCAGGTTCCCATATTGATGACCAGAACGGCTGGAACGAATCTTCACGTCGATACATTACAGAGAATGAAGAATTCTATATTCCTCAAGCTAATGAGTGGAGATCAAAGCCAGAAAATTCTAAGCAGGGCTCTGGTGCTCCAATTATGGACGGTAAAGGACAATATTTTACACTTGCCCTAGAAAATTACGTTGCCAGTGGTGAAGAGCTTTATCAGAGAGCACTTGATGAAGAAGTTGCTCCAGAACTAGCACGACTATTCTTGCCAGCATATGGAATGTATGTTCGATGGAGATGGACAACATCTTTGCATGGTGTAATTAACTTCCTTCAGCAGAGATTAGAGTCTGATGCTCAGGTAGAGATTCAGAAGTATGCTCAGGCAGTTCAAAAATTATCAGAACAACATTTTCCTAATACATTTAAGGCGGTGGGCGTCTAATGAGTGATTTCGCCGCAGAAGAAAAGCCATCTGAGACAATTGACGATAACATTAATATCGTTACATATATTACTCTTTCTCGCATATACGACGTTCTCTGCTTAATAGCAGATGGTGTCGGAAAAGGCGAAGAAGTTTTGAAGATGATCGAAGCTCATCGAAATGGTGAACTACTTGGTCCGCTTCCAGCGTTAAATAGTGAAAGTGAAAGTGAGGCGGAGTGAAGAAGAAGGTTTTCCTAATTGGTACAATTGCTCTAGGTATGGGAGCAGGCGCCGTTGCCTTTGGCATATATGCATATGGGGCGGTATCCCAAATGCTAGAAGACTTTGAAGTAGATCTAAAAGAAGAAGTTGACGAAGACAGCCTTTTCTAGTATAATTATAGAAGTATTCGGTTGAGCTGTAGAGTTCCTGAATATTAGAGAATCCTCAGATATCCGCAGATCTGGGGATTTTCGCTTTGTATAAGCAAAAACTCAACAGGAGCCGATTTGAGGGTTCATTACGTATTGAGGCAATACGTGACTACCCTCCAAGGCTGAAAGTCTCTGATTTGGACCTCTATGGACGAATAAGGGATATTCTGGCAGATGGCGTATGTGGCATTTTTATCACTATACCTATATTAAGCCTTATACGCCTATTTAAGCCAAGAAGAGCTAAAGCTCTTGAGTTGCCGTTCCGTTCCTAATAATGTATACTGAAGATATGACAACTACAAAAAGTTATTTAGACGAAGACAACAATGGGATTCCTGATTTAATTCAAGCTCCCTCACATGCTCATGAAACTGTAGATATGTTTCTTGGCATTACTCAGATGAATGCTATGTGGATCCTTATGGGTATCATGGCTACTCATCACATTTGGATGTTCTTTAAAATGAGAAATTCAAATAAATGTGTTTGTAAAAGACAATAATATCTTAGTCGACTAGAATATATATGAGATTAGTTATCTGTGATCTGTGCAAAAAAGAAATCGAAGTTCGATCAGGTTTTGCACATTTCACACTCAATAACCATCTAAATAAAGAACATAAATCCTAGTCAACTAGAATATTATGTTTTCTAAAATGTTAATATAATATTTTTTTAGAAAATGTCTTTTCTGAATGCAATTAGCAAAACCAATATAGGTCCAAAGATAATTGTTGCTTGGATCCAATTCATATTAAACTCCAATAGTAGGGATACTGGGATTTGAACCCAGAGTCGTTTGTATATAAGACAAATGCTTTAACCAGATTAAGCTATATCCCCAAGGGATTAGCGTATTCGTATTACCGCCGACTTTTTCATGATCTAATCATATCATATTTCTAGTCAACTACAATATTAGCTTTTCTAAAATGTTAATATCTGTTTATTTTGTATGATTCATACTCTGAGAAGGACAAAACGGACAAATAGTGCGCCCATAGCCCTAATGTGGTGTAAATCACATTCAGAATGTCCGATTTGGGCGTTTTTTGAGTAGAAAATGTCAGTGGGGTCTGATAGGATACTAGTATCAAGTTAATCAAGGTGATTAACAAAGAAAGAAAGGAATTCAAAATGAATTCACTATTTGAACCATTCGCTACAGTATCAGACTACCCTAGAGGACTAATGAACCTCTGCCCTTGCGGTCAGGTAGTCCTAGCCCCCGCTCAGTATCACGAGGGTTTCCCTTGGTGGGATAACCCTAACAAGTGTAAAGAAATGTGGGAGACATCACACTAAATAACCTTGACTTTCAGGGTTCGGTCTGATAGTCTTACTACATAAGAAAAACTAAATAAAAGAAAATCCTAGGTGAGCCTCCCGAAAGAGCAAATAAACTAGGTCAGCAAAAAGGTTAGAAATACTAACCGAATAAAAAGAAAGGAATTCTAAAATGAATTCACTAAATACACTAACAGTAGTAACAGAGCCTAGCCACCCTATGGCTTCCTCTAACACTAAGAGTAATGAACTCTTCCGCCTTGCTAATGGTAACTACATTAGCCGTATGGCATATGTCCATATGGTAGCCTCTGAGGGTCTTATCTCTCACCGCTACCTTACCCCTAACGAAAGTAAGTGGGTATTCGCTAATCGTGTGGCGTAACTCACACGATCAAAACTTGACTTTTCCCTATCCCTACTATTAAACTTATACTATAAAAACTAACAGAAAGAAGAACAGTAAATGACAATCACATACTCACTATGGGACGGCGCTCAACTATTAGGCGTTGATTTCAAGGCTTCATCAGCAGATGAAATGAATAAGGCAGTAGCCGAACTACAAAAGGTTTCTAAAAATGTTGTAGCGCATATGCGAAAGGTAGAACAGAACTAATGACAATCGAACTAGATAACTACGGATTTATGCTTGACACAGAATGGTGCTATATCGCACTATCTTGGCAGTTACTTATTACCGCTGGCGTAATCTTTGCAGGTTACAAGGCTTACAAGAAATGGAAAACAACTAATGACAACTAATCGCCTATTGACTACCCTCGTGCAACTTGTTATGCTAGGTGTAACTATTCCCCTAGTAATCGCAGTAATCAAAGACCTTAAAGAGAATGGATTAAACTAATGATGACACGTAAAGACTACATCGCCACCGCCGAAATTCTAAACAAGCATTTCGATAATGCACCCGCTGGTCTGCTATTAGATTTTTCTAATATGTTTAAAAAAGATAACGAAAGATTTAACGAGGAAAAGTTTTTTGAAGCTTGCTTGGAAAAATAAAATGAAAGAAATAATTGCGTTAGTAATTCTCGTAACTTTATTTGGTTATCTTTTATTAATCTAAAATAAAAAAAAGTTTTTGCGGTGTGTCGACTTGACAGATCGCAAAAATTTCGAGGCGGCGTCGGGCGTGTCTGTGGATAAGTCTATGTGGTGCAAATCACAAAAATACTTTGAAAATACTGGCGAGTAACCCCCCAAAATGTCAGTGGTCTATGTTAGACTAAAGTCATAAAGAAAGTTAAGGAAAGTCCTTAAACTAGAAAGGAATTCAAATGAATTCAACAATTACAATGTGCAAAGAGCACACTCCATTCAAGCCTGCTATCTCTATGGTAGGAGATGAGCAATTCACATTTTGTGAAGTTTGCGAAAATAACATTGAGCGTTGGTATGATGATACCGACCCTGAAAGACTCCCGATGTGGAGAGATTGGAAGGTTTCTAAATAATGGGATATGTAAAATCTTTAGAATTAGAATACTATTTGGCAGACGAGCCAAAAGATGAACTAGCAACAATGCTAGATGAACTTATCTCGAAAGGAGAATATAAATGAAAGATTTATTTTGTAAAGGTTGCGATGAATTTGTAATGGAAATGTCCGAAGAGGATGCAGAATTTATTTCTGCCCTCTGCTCTAATTGTTGGGAGATATAATAATGCCACTATTTGAATTTACATGTTTTATAAATGTTGAAGCAGAAGACTATGACTCTGCTATTTCAATGTTTGATTCTAATTTAGAATATGGTGGAATCCGCCGTAGTGATGTTTATGTTGCAGATATAGAGGAGAAATAAAAATGGAAAAAGATATTTTTGGTTTTGAAAAAGCGATTGAATTGGATCACTTAACAAAAGAAGAATTAGAATTGTTAGCAGAAATGTTTTTTGATTATAAATAAATAAAAACAATTGCGTGTTGCACTTGACAAACATAAAAAAATCGAGGCGCACTCGGGCGTGTCTTTACAGGTGTGATTATGAACACACTAGAATTTTGAGCGTAAAAAGCTAATGTGATTCTAATCACATTTCAAAATGTCCGATTTGACCGATTACTGGTCAGTAGATGTCAGACCCCCCTGCTATAATTACTAGTATAAACAAACAAAAGAAAGGTGGTCAAAATGACTACACTAAATGAAACTCTATTCTCTACTATCGTTCACGAATACCATAATGGCGGAGTAAAATCCTCTTATGGATTAGATGCTTATACTCGCAAGGAATTGCTAAAGTATCTCTTCTCCTCTAAAGGTTGTAATTGTATCAACTGCCTGTGAGGTATCTCACACCGACTTTTGGGGCTAAATGCCTCAAAATGTCAGCCCCCTATGCTAGACTTATTCCTATAAACAAACAACAGAAAGGTGGTCAGAAATGACTTACACTATCAGACTAGAAACCTTCTCAGGTTCAGTATCAAAAATCAACCTTCCTTCTAAGGGTGCGGTTGCTCAATTCATCAACACTTATCCAACACAACTCCCTGTTGGTATTTCCGTCAAGTTCGATTGCGACTTGCTCGGTGTTCGTGGTGTTCTAAAAGGAAAGGCGGTAAAGTAATGATAACAATTTCACACACTGTAAATCTAATTGCAGAGATTGACGAGCACAAGGCTCCCGACTATGTAATTTCTGCTCTTGCAACAATGCCTGAAAGTTTTATTCAAAAACTTTTTGCTGAAAGTTTTATTGGTTCTATTGACTCTCTAAATGCAATGCAAGAAATAAATAAAAATAATTCTTATGCTACTTTGAAATGGGGTAAAAATTAATGTCTCGTTATACTCGTAAAACTTTTATTGAAGTTTCAAATGTCTTAGAATCTTTTTCAGATTTGATTGACCAATTTACTTTTGAAGATTTGGTTTTTGAATTTGGTGAAATGTTTTCTGCTGATAATCCTAATTTTGATTTTGCAAAATTTCAAAATGCTTGCGGTGTAAAAGAAATTTGTCAACTGCCAGAATTACACGCTCTGCTAAAATAAAAAATAAAATCCTGAGCACGATCTAAAACTGCTCAAGCTTTCAACTAAATGCAACACGCCCGACAGCGCCTCGCACTCGGGCGTGTCTGGGGATAACTTACGGTGTGTCTGTGGATAACCTGGAAATTTTTGTGATATTTATCACACGGCTTGAGCGTCTCATTATTTGGATTTACTGGCTAGTAATGTGAAAATGTCAGTCCGTTCTGCTAGACTTACATAGTAAGAAAAACAAAATAGTTTATGATTTACGGCGTGGCTTCCCTGAAATGTCAGTAGTAAATGATAGACTTGTATCAACAACAAAATGAAAGAAGGTGCCACTAATGGCTACTAAACTATACACAATCGAAAACTTGCTAATCGGCAAGACATACCGCTCTAACTCTCGCCACTTTGAGGGTGAAATTATCTCTGCTGAAAAGCGTGAAGGTATTTGGTATGGAGAAAATACCGAAGCCTATCTAATCGGCGTAAATCATAAAGGTAGTATCCGCACTAAGTATGCGACTATTGCCGTGAAAGTCGGTGAATAATAATGGGATATATTGAAATCTTTAGAATAGATAATGAAGGTGCGGGCTGGGTAGATTTATCCGAAGCCACACCCGCAGAATTATTAGACATTGAAATTGGATTATTTCAGGAAGGTGCTATCTAATGATAAACTCAGTAATGCGATTTGCTTGCGATGAATGCCACGGAGAAGGACTTATTTTCTGGGGCAACGAGTTAGACTACGATGTCGAAACTTGTCAGTGCCAAGAGGTAAAATTATTTACAACACCCGAAGGAGCATAACTATGGACTATGAGTATCTAGTATCTTGTCAGTATGACTATGAGGAAAGTCCTCATTGGAAGCAACGCTATGAAAGCGAATTTGACGCTTGGAAATCTTTCTTCAGTTTTACAGACTGGGGAATGGCTAACGAGTATTCAACAGTAAATATTTATACCAATACAGGTAAATGCTATACAAAAATATTCTATCGAGATGGAAGAGTGGTAACACGATAATGGGAAACAATACAGCAATTGACTTAGCAACTAACTTTGACCTATCGCTTGAACAGGCTATCGGTTATCACTTACAGGGTAATCACTACCCGCCCGTTCCACTTACTATGGTGCAACCTTGCATTGACGCAATAGATGCAATTCACGCAGGCGATGGCGATACTGAAATTGAATTGCCTGAAGGCGTATTCTATAAAAATAAAACTACTGCACCCGCACACGCAATTGCAGACCAACACCACTTGTCCGCTTGGCTACCAGAATGGGATTAAAGAAAATGCTAAAAGAAAAAGTTACACGCATTCAAGAATTGCGGAGATCAAACGCTGCAACTTATGTGCAATCAAAAAAAGTTTATTCACGAAAACAAAAATATAAAAATAAATATTCTGAATAAATAAATATGCAACGCACTGCATAAAAATGCTGGCGCAACACGCCCGAGTGCGCCACGGATTTTCCGAGCTTTGTCAAGTTACGACATTATGACATTTATCACAGAATTTGTGGAAAAAATGTCCGATTTGACCGATTTACGATTTGATAATGTCAGACCAATCCGCTAGACTTGTATTAACAACAACAGAAAAGGAAGCAAAATGACAACACCAGTAATCGGTCAGACATACACAACTGCTCGCTCAGGAGTAGAAGGAACAATCACAGAGGTCGTCAAGAACGATAATGGCTCTTATCGTATCAAACTTGATGTAAATGGACAACCACGCTGGACAACAGCAAAGAAGTAGTCAAGTGGGGCTACTGGCAAATGTCAGTAGCCCCTGCTACACTTATAGAGTAAGAAAAACAAACCACCCACCCACAAACAAAGGAAACAAATGTCAAGAGCAATCACAGTAAAGGTGGCAACACCAAAGGTAATCAAGGCACTAGAAACTCGTCTAGCACAACTAGAAAAAGACTATGCTACACAATCAGAAAAAGAAGCAAAGCACACTAAGGCTTATGAAGCGTGGAAAAAGCAAATTGGTAAGTGGGCTATTGACAATTTCTCAAAGTCAGAAAACTTACGCACAAACTATCGTTCTTGGAACAAGACACTAAATGTTGATTTTGACATCATAGTAAGCGAGAAGGATTTTCCTGCTGAGCCTGAAAAGGATTTTGAGGTAATCCACTCTCACACATACAAGGAAATGAAAGAGGACATCACAAATGCTCTCACAATTCTAAAGATGACAGATGAGGAAACAGTAAATGCTTCTACTATGAAGCAAATTGCTCGCTATCTCTAACTAAATAATCGAAACAGGGACAGTTTCTAAGAGTATCTAGTCCAATGTCGTAAGTAAGAACTCTTACAACCTGAGCAAGTTGTGAAAAGGCTCAACACAACAACTACCCGAAAGAAGGAAATATATGTCGCCAGTAATGGATACAACAAAAGGAAAGTTCTACCGAATTGGAGATACTTTCACAACAGGTAAGTCAGGTATTACAGGTTCAATTCGTGAAATTGTTTCTGTCCGACCAAACCTAACTAAGTTATCTTTGCAAACTGAAAATGGTATGCGGTGGGCTATGGTAAAAATTGGCGCATAAAAAATAGCGCAATATTCCTGAGCAAGAATTAAAACTGCTCAACACACCGATCTAGCTGCTTGACAAAACACGCAATTTTGCGAGGCGGCTTGTGATCAACATCACACGCTACTTACGAGTAGGAATTGAATTCCACTGAAATATCTGCTAGTATTAATATACACCCGAACGAAAGGCATAATCATGAACGATATTAATTCATGCTACTGTACTAATTACTCTATCTGCACTATCTGTGTAAAAGGTTACTACCGTGATCCAGTAATTGATTATATGGAAACACGCATGGCCGACGCTGAAATGGGGGACCTATAATGTCAGTGGCTCCCGATACAATTATTAATATGAAACTTAAACGTTCTAATGACCGAAAGGTGGCTAACCTTGTCACAAAAAATGGAAAGCAAGCCGCAATTGCAAACACGTTTGGATTGCCCGCAGGAAAAGACTTTTCTTGCCCTGGTGCAACGTCTATCTGTGAGACTGTTTGCTACGCTGGGAAACTTGAAAAGTTATTCAAAGGAGTAAAAACTAATCTGCTCCATAACTGGGCCCTACTTAAAGACGCAGATAGCGAAACTATGATTAATCTATTAGATGAGATGATTGTAGAATTTGTTGCTGATTGTGATAAAAAAGAAGCGCCTAAGTTATTCCGCATTCACTGGGACGGCGATTTCTTTAATGATACTTATACATATGCGTGGAAGACTGTTATTGAAAATCATCCTGATATTCAATTTTGGGTATATACACGAGTTAAGTCTGCAGCCCTTATTTTAAATAATATTAACAACCTCTCTCTCTACTTTTCAACCGATGATGAAAATGCTACAATTGGAGAAGAGTTAAAAAAGGATTATGAGGTCCGCCTTGCATACCTTGGAAAAACTTTTGCCGTAACCGCTGATAAGATGAAAGAATTGACTGGTAAAGTAGGGGCTAAGTGCCCTGAGAATAATAAGTCTATTCCTCTAATCTCAAGCAATGGGTCCGCCTGCGTATCTTGTGGCCTATGTGTTTATGGTAAAGCCGACATTCGATTTAGCGCTACTAAGAAATAGGAGATATACATGTCAAGAGAACGCACACGAGGATTTATTGGCCATAAGCTTGATCAAGCTAAGCTATTGGAACGTGCACGGGATATCCAGGTTGCAACTTATGACATGGACCCTATTGAATATATGAAGAGTCATTCTGTAGAAGATCTAGTACTAGTCATGATTGATGAGCCTGATGCATATGGATGTGCTAAGCATGCTGTTATTTGTGGAGAGGGGGTGGGTTGGATTCAAGATGAGTATCGCACGTGCCTGGTGCCTGTTTCAATTGGGTGGAGCGGTGATAGTCGAGTGTACCTAGGTGTCGATGTACTTAAATCTTGTTTGACTGGTGAGACCGTGGACCTTGCAGATTTTGTAAGAGTTTTTGGTGACCGTCTTGAATCCAATCTATCATTATGGCAATCTAAAATGTCTAGTGTTGACCAAACAAAAATATCTGAAGATAGATACGATTTGTCAAATCTAGTAGAAGCGTGAGACAATAGACTATGCGATACTATGATGTTCTTGGCTATCTAATAGGTTTTGGTTTCGTATTCTTACTTATGTTTTTCTTTATTGCGCCGTTTTTTATTATTACCGCACTGGTAAATGATAAAACTTATAATGATGTTAAAGCGCAAGTAAATGAAGACCGCCCAACTTTTTGGGAACAAATTACTAAACAAAAATAGGACTTGACAATCCCGCAGAAATGCGAGGCGGGTTATCCACAGCTTATCCACAGGCTTACGTGTGTGAATTTGATCACATTGAAAATCGGACATTTTTACCTATACGAATTGACATCTGTCAGTTCATCCTGTTATACTTGAAATAACAACAAAGAAAGAAGGAAATATGGCGCACGACCTCGAAAGTCAAAACGGCAAAACATCTTTTGCCTCATTCCGTGAACCTGCTTGGCACGGCTTAGGAACTGTATTTACTAATGAAGTAAATACATCTGAAATGCTATCTCTCGCAAATCTAAATGGATGGAATGTCCGTTTAGAAGATTTGGAAGTTCCAAATCACCTAACATCTGATAAGGATTATCAGTATGTCCTACGCACTAATCCTACCGACAATTCACAAACCGATATTCTTGGTGTAGTTGGTCAGCGTTATGTTCCGTTGCAAAATGAAGATTTATTTGCATTTGGTGATAACATTCTCGACGGCGGTGGTCGCTGGGAAACTGCTGGTTCAATCAAGGGTGGTCGTGTGGTATTCGGTTCTCTTGCTCTAGAGCGTGAAGTTGTTCTAGACCCTACTGGTGTCAATGATAAGGTAAAAACTTATTTGCTTATCAACACATCACACGACGGCTCTATTGCAATTCAAGCAAGCATTACACCTGTTCGTGTTGTGTGCGCTAACACTCTTAACCTTGCATTAGGTTCTAAGAAAAAGGGTGGCGTAAAGCAATCATTCAAAATTCGCCACACACAAACTGCAGAAGGAAAGATTGCTATTGCTCGTCAAGCACTAGGAATGGCAGATTTCTATATGGACGAATTCTCAAAGTTGGCTAACGCTCTCTATGAGAAGTCAGTCAATGCTAAGGAATTCAACGATATTATTCTCGCTGCTTATCCAAAGCCTGAGAAGGATACAAAGGGCGCAATTAAAAAGTGGGAAACAAAAGTGGATACAATCAACGATTTATACACTGGCGAATTCAACGGGATGATTGCTGGCACTGGTTGGGGCGCACTAAATGCACTAACTGAACGCCTTGATTGGGCTCGCACTGCTCGTGGTGGAAAGACCGAAAGTCTTCTTGCTGCTGCAAGTGGATTTGATGCACAAATCAACGCAGAAAAAAATCGCTTAGCAAAAATTGTTAAATCAGTTTTAGCAATAGCATAAATAAAAATCCTGAGCAAGATTTAAAACTGCTCACCATTTGGTCCATTAGCTCAGTTGGTTAGAGCGCTACCCTGTCACGGTAGAGGTCGACGGTTCAAGTCCGTTATGGATCGCAATAAATAAATATGCAAAGCTCTGCATAAATATTCGGCGCTGCGGCATATGATTTTGATCACATTACGGGCATTACGCAGATTACGCAGAAATCCCAGAATTTGTGGAAATTTAGAGTTGCGCTACCCATTACGGCTATGCTAGTATTAGATATAACAATTTCCAACCCGAAAGGAACAAAATGCCAAACTGGTGTTATAACACTTTGACTATCCAAGGTCCAAAGGCTGAAGTAGATATGATTAAGGATAGACTTAATAAGCCATTTACATTGGCACAAGAGACTTATGGTATGGGTGATATTAGTTCATCAGGCTTCCCGACCAAGTTCAAAGTAGTTGAATATAATAATCCTGTCTTTGCTTTCCACAATATCCACTCATATAAGGATGACGGAATTACTGATGAGGAATATGCCTGCCAGCCTTCTCGTGGTGATATTGATATGAAGAATGACCCTGATTGGTTCCGCAAATCTATTGAGTTTGCTAAGACTCAGAAGGATTGGTATTCTTGGAACAATTCTAATTGGGGAACTAAATGGGATGTTGCAGTTCGTGATGAGGAAGAATACTCAAATACAGAATTGCTTGAATATAAATCAGAGGGTGATGATAACTGGCTTGTTTATAAGTATGAGACTGCTTGGTCACCTGCCGTAACTATCTTAACTAAGTTATCTGACCTTGTTCCCAACTGTTTACTTACATTAGAGTATGAAGAAGAAACAGGTTGGGGTGGGGAGTATGAGATTGTTCGTGGTGATGTAAAAGAAATTATGTCATACGAGAATCGTTGCTATGCTTGCCAATCTTTTGATTGTGTTGACTACTGTGAAAATGATTGCGGTGAGTTCTGCTCCGAATGTAACGAGGGTTCTTGGCAGGATGAAGTAGCAATGGCAGAATGTGAGAATCATAAGTCGCTATTGCCTGTTAAGACATACACACAAGAGGAGGCATTAAATGGATAATTTAGTATCATCCAAGTATACCTTCGTCTGCGATCCAAATGAGTGTGATTGTTTAATTGAACTAACATCATCAGATGGATTTGGATTCCCATCTGGTGTGACAGAGCTAACATGTCCATGTGGCCGTAAGACTACGTTATTGTCAGTCGAACATGCTACACTTAATACACCTACTAAAGAAAGCGAACAAATGGAAGAGACAACAACAATCGGTTCAGATGCATTCCACTCACCTGCAGTGGAATACAACCCAAACATGCTAGTTACGTATAAGCGCATTCATGGTTACTCAGACCCTGAATTCACAACTGATAAGGTTTCATCTATTGAATGGGACCTACACAATGCACGTCAAGCACAGAAGACAAATGCAGTGCTCCTAGATAAGATTGATAACGTTCGCAGTTATATCAAAGAGCGCTTTGCAGATTCAGATGACCAAGAGGCCCTAACAGAGATTGCAGAATTCCTGGATATCTCTCTTACACAAACAGTGACTATCTCTGCAACAATCCAAGTTGATGTTGAAGTTGAACTTCCTCTTGACGAGGTTAATGACTTTGACGCACATTATTTCTTACAAGATGAGTTGTGCATTGATTCAAACAATGGCAATGTCTCAATTGAATCTTGGACAGTCGATAACACGGATGTTGACTGGAACTAATGATTACAACAATTAGTACTTCTAAGGTGGCCACCGCCCTATTCGAAGCCCTTAAGTTTGGGATAGAGGCGGACCACCTTGGTGGTAACATAATAGAGATTAATAGTAACTACCTAGAGAAGGTAGCCGCTGTAGTTAATAAAGTTGGTGCTACAATTTTATCAGAAGAGGACGTTAAACCAATGGCGCCCTATGGAGATGAGATTGGGGGGCAATCAACATATGCAGTATACAGACGGATGGACTGACGGGTACAGGCAAGCTAAAGACGATCTTCTAGAGCAACTAGAGGAAGCAGCAGACAAGTCTACGGACCCTGATGTAATATTTATGTACTCAAGACTAATAGATTTAATTGAATCTGGGGACTTCCTGGAACTTCAAGATAGAGAGGAAGAATAATGGCTTGGATTATTAGAGACGGATCCTTCATCATGTTTGCAGGGGTAACAGGAGCTGACGCTCTTGACAAATTTATCTCTGTTACGGAGAAGGAATCAAAATCACTGAGATCTAAAGCTGTTGCAGATTACTGCAGCGGTAAAGACAATCTCAAAGTAAATAAGTATACACTACGCTGGGAGTAATTTGACAAACTCCATATCAGTGGAGTAAAATAGAAGATGTCACGGGTAGGTGATGGTGTAGGTGCAGCTATCAGGATGATTGTCTATCCTAGTTGTTAAATAAAGCGCTTAGGCGCAGCCTGCATTCGGGTGAGCTGGGAATTCGGGGTCCTGGCTCACCCATTTTTTACCCGTGTGATCTTAATCACTTTACGACCAAATGGCTTGACACACTGAAAGTTTGAATGCTAGACTTAATCATACCTACTACGAAAGACGGCACAATGACTGCGGAACAACTAATAGAAAAGATATACGAAGAGAACTTTTCTCACGTAGACTTTATGGATAATATGGGCGGAGATTGCGATTGCAATATCCATACAACACTAATAACAATGGCTAACTATCTAGGAATAGAGGTAGAGTAATGTTAGGCTATACACAAAGAGATTTAGCAGATATGACATACGGGGTATGGCAAGCAGACTTGCTAGTTAATCCTGATGAGAATCCTGCTATTCATAATTATTTAGTTATGGCCCACGACTTCTTGCAGGGCCTGTGGGCAGAGGGGTACTTTGATGGAAAATAAAGCCAAGCAGATTGTTGAGTATATAAAGATACATTTGCTATCTGTACAACAAGACGCAGAAAAGCTTGAAAAACTAATGAATGATTTTGATGGCGACTATGATTCAGATGAGTATAGAGAACTAGAGATTACTGATATGAACAATACTGGAGAGATATACGCAACCTCTCATCTTTTGTCAGTGGCAACTGATATACTAAATGAAGACGTCCAAGGAAAGGGATACTAATGGAAACCGATACAACAGTATTGCCGCCGCACCTGCAGAAGATGATTGACGCAGGCGTCAGCGGTACAGATGTGCTCCACGGAGAACTAAAGAACCTAATGCTGATTGCTGAGCAACAGTATCAGGAGATATCTAAAGAAGAAGAAGAGAGTGACTTCTCAGACGCTATGATATCTATGGACCGCACACGTGCAGAGGGACGACTTGACGCCTTTGGCGAGGTCTATGCCTTAACATATCAACTAGCATTCGCTATTAACGAAAGGACTAAAGCCCGTGAACGTAACTAACCTAAAAGAACGTGTTGACGAAATGATCAAACTCAACAACACAATGACTAAGTATACTGAGACATATGTCAGACCTTCCCTTTCTGACATGTATGTATTTGATACTATTGTTTGTTTAATTAATGATAGCAATGAGGACCCTGAGAATTCTGATTACATTTTTAAATCAGACATCTCTGCTGTATGGGAGCACATCCTAAAGCATGACCTTGTGTTTTCTTTAGAGTATGGACCTGAGCAGTTATATGAAGAGATCCTTGACTATCTTGTGGAACATGACCATGCACTGCTAAAAGAAGACCTAGAAGAAATTGAGGATGAAGATGATTCTGACGAGTGAATACCTAGCAGAAGAATTGGCTGAAGCCTATCAAGTCCTTGCCTATACTGGTAATGATCGTATTGACTTTCAGTTTGTCTTAGACCGCCTGGCCCGTTTGATTACAGAGTTGGGTGGAGAAGTACCTGTAGAATGATTTGACGGTGACCTCACCGATATGCTAGAATGGAAATCAAATGGATAATCGCTCACGAGAACAGAAAGCGGTGGATAAACTTGTTGATTCAATTGCAGACATAAGGTTTCAGGACGGCAACTTTGCTTATATAATGATGAATCAGCCACCTAAAGTTCAACGCAGATTTATGCGGATATTCTTACACGCCATTAGATATTGGGCGGTAGATTGGAAGCACGAAAACTATCATCTAAAAGATGAGCAGACTGTGCAGACGGCAGGAATGATTAACACTATAATCGAAGATGACCCAAATGCAATCGCAATCATTGACAAGTATGAACCACCTGTAGTAGAATGGAATAATAACAGAGGAGAACAATGGACACAGTAGAACAAGAAATCCAGGAATGGTGTAAGGCTGACGGCGAGACCATTCCATTTGGCACATTGACTTATAGGGTGTTTGCTATGGTTGCTAAACTAGATAGGGATAAGGCTGAGGTTCTAGAGTTCTTACGTGATAACGATTTGGGTATCTCTTACTCTATTGGCTATCAACTTCAACACCTAAAGACAATCGAAAAAGAGGGTCAAGATGTCATCGTCGTGGCCTATAATAATCTGAAGAACTACTTCAGAGAAACACTAAATATACAACTACCACCTGCGGAGGAAACAAATGGGAGCACGGATTAATTTCGTATTCAAGGATTCAGAGACGGGTCCATCAGTAGTACTATATTCACACTGGGGCCAAGATTCCTGGCAGACAGATTTAGCGGCAGCAATGGAACATGCTAAACCTCGCTGGCAAGATGGCTCATATGGAACAAGGATGATTATCAGTCACCTTATCCAACATTCAATTCTAGATGAAACGGGATTTGGAATTTACGCAATCGAAGGTGATAACTATGACCTTGGTGAGCAAACAATCCTTATTGACTTTACAACCAAGACAATCACAGATAATGTCTCAGTTCCCTGGGACAAGTTTATTGCAGCATATTCGGGTGTGCTGATCTAAACACACGGCAGCTCTGGCTTGACAAAAGCCAGGGTATGCCGCATCGGATCAAATTCGAATCGGCATTCTATCATATTTACGAAGGCTTGTCAAAAATCACTGAAATCTACCATATAAAAATAGCCCTGTCAAATCGGACATATAGGACATAAGTTATCCACAACTTTATCCACATCCTGTGGATATCTATGTGGATATAATGTCAACATAAACTAATATACATTACGATGTGATCCAAATTTTCCCTGAATATTAATATAAATTTATTCTAATAGACATTACGACATGTGATCTATATTCACTGAAATGTTGACAAGTACTTATACCTATAGCTATAATGGATAGTACTCTTCCGCCGCCCAAAAGCGGGGCGGCAATAAACATACAACTATCCCTTGTATAGGTATATATAGAAGTAAATAAATATGATTAATTATCTGGGGAAATATACCCAGAATATGATTAAATATATAATTATTCATTATATTTCGTGCATTATTGGGCAAAATTATCCAAAAAAAACATTACGAAATCGCCCAAAATATCACGGAAATTCCCAGCATATTGTTATATCGATGCTATTGACATCCATGTTTTTATATGGTATTATCCCGCAAATGATTACGAAGGCTATTAAATATGATCGAATACACATATATAATTAATAGTATAAATCATTAGTATTATATGATATTCTTTTAGTAATATTACTCCACTTTGCTCCACTATACTCCACTTTATAGGCCTTTAGATAGCTCTACAAGGAGATATTAGGAGTAGGAGCAACCTACTCCTTGTTCAATATGGATCAATTGGCTTATATCGCCTTATATGCCTCTATATACTTAATGTAGCGTATATATATAACATAGGGAATAGTGCTATCTATTTCACACACCGCCCTATTCAGGGCGCTGTAGATCTTTTCTCCAGGACAGATAGGATTTAATATAAACTGCTGCATATGACAAAGCCATAACTATAAAACCGTACTGGTCAGTAGCAATGGCATAGGCGATCCAGATGCATTCATTGAGTAGGAGAATTAACCATCCGTAGATGGTCTTCTTACCTACTAGGAATATGCCAGTGACGCCAATTGCTGCCAGTATCCATGACCACATCATAGACATTTACTCCCTACATAACCCAATTCCTGGACTTTCTTCACATATGCTAGATATGCGTTATCTATGGAGTAACTCCATGTAAGTACGCCTTTACTAGTAATTCGAGTGAGTTCTTCTACCGCCGCCTCACTCACTTTTCGCATATATGGTCTAATTGATTCTGGGAACTTCTTCTGCTCATATAGGAATCTACCTGAAAGCTCCTGCGTAGCTTTAATAGTCTTAGCCTTATTAGACTTAGTCCTGTGGCCTATATAAGATACCATTGCATCTGCCTGATCTTTGACAGCCATATCTAGCCTCTCGCAAGAGGTAGTGTTAAACTTTACCTTAGCTGGCTTAGGTAAAGGCTTAGCCTGCCCAGACCAGTGCTGTGGCTCATTAGGTCTAGCCTGAACCTCTGGTTGGAATACTAATATGGTTAATATAATACTAACATAAATCGATAGTCTTTTATTCATTTAATCATTCCAATCAATGTTGTTTATTGATAGCCAATCAAGATATGTGACTATCATTAGTAAGGTCCTTCTACCATATATTGCAAATACTTATATACTTCTTTGAGTTTGCCGTCTTTTATCATGTTAACTGGGCTATCTTCAAACACTCTATTATATCCAAACATCCACTTATTGGCATTGTCTTCATCTCCGCCAACTAATATTAAGAGTAGCTCTGCAATATCATCAATGCTAGGGCTATCTTCCATTTGTACACCAGACCCTGTAATCACTCATGGTTTGATGAGTATCCCAATACTCTATATGCTCCTGCTTCATTCCGCATTTAACGCATCCCATTTCAAACTCCCCGTCAAATTTTTTCTCAGTATCCACCCAGACACTCATTTCTAGTGTGGTATAAACGTATCTTATTAATAATCTTCTTGCTTGGAGCATATAGCTCTTCACCGCAACAGGATGTCTTTAGGTACCATTCCCGTGCAAAGAAGTCATACTTGAGTCCGCTAGTATTCTTGTACTTATTAGCTACAAATGTAGCAAATGGGTCTGGTATTTCCATGTTATGGATCATATATTCAGTATACTATACTGATAGTATTCTAGTCAACTGCTTTTTGAGTAGGGATCATTGCCTTACATCTGCCACAATACTTATATGTTATGCCAGTAAATGGACATGATGCCGATGATACTAGATTATGTCCCATAGGCATACACATAATAATACTAATAATTTTATTTAACATTTTTATCTCCATAATAATCTGGATCAACTGTTCCAGTCTTTTCCCAATATGGAACGCCATTCTCATCATAGTCATCCCATGACTTATTATCAAAATCCATATCTTTCTTCCATTCTTCTAGGTCGACCTTATAGGTTGTTCCCCACCGCTCATATGGAAGGTTTAAGAACTTCCAGCCTATTAGATATAGATTGAACTTCCATCCGTATAGCCTATCCTCATCCATGCCAACAGCTTTAGTTAAACATTTAGTTGCTGGTCCGTTCAACGAGTTAGCAATCCATCGCAATGGTAATATGCGTGTCTTATGCTCAGGCGTTGAAAATAAATCTAGGCCTCTTCTACGACGGCTCACTGGTTTTCTTTTCTTCGTTATTTTCTTCCTGCATCTGAGCAAGCATCTGATTGGCAAACCTATGAAACTGTCTCATCTTAAAATGTGCTTCACCCTTAGCCTTGTTTTTGCGTCGCTTTAATAGCTTTTGTTGTCTCTTTTGACTCATCGCTTTGCCAGCACATTCTTTGAGCTAATTAGATCATACTTTGTTGAGTCTTCATCCTCAATCTCCGTTGCACTACGCTCTGTGTAATACACTGTATCTCCTACGCTTAAACCAATAATTGGAATAAGATCACCAATATAGTTCTGCTCTCCTGGCCCCATATCGATAATAGTTCCAGTCTTCATATCACTTTCTGATAACGCAGCAGAGATAACTAAACCGCTTTTTGTGGTCTTATCTTCTGACTGGTTACGCTTTACAAGGAGGAGTCCCCCGATTGGCTTAATCATTTGTTCTCTTTTCTTTAGATGTTTCTACCATTAAATTATACGCTTCTTGCTCTGTCTCCATGCCTAAAGCCATAAAGAACATCTTCTTGTCTGCACCTGAATGTAACGAATACCATAAGCCATCTTGCTTATCTTTAAATGTTTTAATAAAGCTTCCATCTTCTCCGCCATAGAAGTGTAGATCTTGTTCCGCCATTGTTAACCTTTCTTTTTCGAATGATAGTGTGCCCTGTTGCTTATAGATACACCTTCTGTGTAACTCCAGGTATTCCTACTCTTACGATGTAGGCTTCCACCAACTCTAACACACTACCACTCTAATTAGTGGAAATAAAATGAGCAGTTTACTTAGACTTGCTCAGGTCGTTTTTCCAACCACCCATTGGTTAGGAAATAAGAACAGTTTTAAGTCATGTTCCAAGACTGGTAGCAGAGATGGGATTCGAACCCATGGCCTTCTGGTTATGAGCCAGACGAGATAACCGAGCTTCTCTACTCTGCGTTGCTATATATTAATTATAGTCGATTAATAAATTCTTGTCAACTATTAAAAGTTTTACACATATTTATCCACATTTTAAATAAATACTAATGTATAATTATACTATTATGCAAATCAATATGACCCTCGAACTTATAGTATTATTAGCTGCTGCTGCATCAGCAATTGGTTATTTTCTTACTAAATTATTTAAGCTTTTTAGAACATGGTTTCATTTCATAACTGATTGGTACGGAACAGAAGATGCTCCTGGAGTTATAGAAAGACTTGCTGAGGGAAATAAAAGATTTGATTACATTGAAGGCGAACTTAAGACAATTAAGGAAGAGCTATTTAATAATCATGGATCTTCATTACGTGATGCAATTGATCGCATTGAAGAGGCTGTAGCTAAGCCAAAGCGTTCTTCTGCTCCCAAGAAGTAATATAGTTAACAATATAATCGTAAGGATATAAGTGGTAAAACACTGAATGATCTATTCTATCCTGCATTGGTATCCATCTATCTTCTTCTAATACACTGAATAATTCATACTGATAGTTAGGTGTATTATTAATCTTTTCTAGTGCTCGTCTAAACATTTGTATTGGTCTTGGTCCTCCACAATCATTCATATTTCTTTGACTCCCACGTATTCTTTTTATAATTATCTTCTACAAGAGTAAGTGCATTTAGCATGGCTGGATCATACACGTCATATTCATCCGACACCGACTTCCACTCCTGCCTTTTAAATGGAATTATCTGAACAATTGGAGTTCCCAAAGGTATCTTTCCTTCAAAGCCGTGCTTCATAAAGAATGGAAAATGAGTTGGAACATCGTGCTTATCTGTATCTACTACTGCAGATAAAGTTTGAAATGGAAGGTCCATTCTATTTAATGGGTGAGTAAATAAACATGACCACCCTGGAGGGGTTTTAATTATATTTAGATTACGCCACTTAAAAGCTATAGGAAAATACTCATCTGTTGCTTTCCAACCATCAATCTGTTCTTGCTGATGCCATTGAATAAATTCATATTCATGCGCCCATGCAAATGTAGCAGAAAGTGGATCAAAGTTTACTTCAACTGGAGTAGTGTACATATATCCAGCAGACATACCATCCATTACTGGTATGCATTTCTTAATAGTTCCTTGTGGCATAGCTGTTAATCTAGTAGGCTTTTGTGCAATAAACTTTGCACTTGGCTTATAGTTTCTAGGAATTTCTCTATACCATTTTGGAAGATGTTTGATTGCAGGTGTTGGAGCGTTTTCTGCAAAAAATCTATTTCTATCTATAGGACGAAAATGAATTTCGCCTTCTTTAATTTTATCTTTTTTAAATGGGTTGATCACGGACGACCAGCATCTTTCCAAAACATTTCTCTTCCCATAGAATCTGTTTCTGATAAAGCAGCAGACTCCATGTTTGATGTTTTAAAAATTTCCTGACCATCTTCTGGAAACATTTGTTTTAAGTTTGCAAGACGCATTGCGCCCGTGTGCGACGTGTGTTGCTTTCCATCAACATAGCTAATAAAAGTTGGAACTCCCATAACTCCGTGTGATTTAGCAACTTCTGGTTCTGTATCTATATCTATAAGAACATACTCCATATCTGGATTTTGCTCAATAAACTGACCAATTATTGGCTTCATTGCTTTGCAAGGCTTGCACCATTCTGCAGTAAAATGCACTAACTTCTTATTCATTTGCTACCCATTTCTTTTCTCTGTATCTATCGTTACCAGTTAAATCTTCTAGCAACCTCATAAAGGCTGTACATTCATCATGCTTCCACCAAACACTGCATACATATTTTTCTACGTTTGGACACTCATATAATCTTTGTTCTATATTTTCTACAACTTTTTCAAGAACTGCGTTTGCTAACACTGACTCATCTAGATAGAATGATTTCATACTTAGCTTTTTAGTTTGAATGGCTTCTATAGCCTCTTCCGTCCAAATTGGATTAATCATATATCCATTATACCTAAATATGGCAGGGGAGTCAAGACCCCCCTGCCATCTCTATATTTAGTTTTGATCAGAACAATGTCTGATACTTCTATTTGTTATTTATCTTAATAATCTTAGGAAGCTTTTCTTTTGGAATATTGCGATCAATATCAATAGTTAACATTCCGTCTTTTAATGTTACCTCAGATACTTCCATATATTCTCCAAGCTCAAAAGATCTTGTAAATTTACGACCAGCAATTCCTTTATGTAGGACTTCTGCGTCTGTTACTTCTGTAATATCTCCAGTAATCATAAGGCTACTATCTTCTACTGTTACTGTAATATCATCTTTTGTGAATCCTGCCACGGCTAAAGACAAACGATATTTGTCATCATCTAGTTTTAGTAGGTCGTATGGTGGGAATGATCCACGATTTAATTGGTGTAGGCTATTAAATCTTTCTACTTCACGATTAAAGCCAATAAAAAATGGATCTCTAAAAAAATCCATGCCGAACGTTGTTGTTGTTACCATTTTGTGCTCCTTTTAAGCGAGTTAGTGTGGTACCCCCCATTGGGCAGGTACCACACTATTATATCAAATTGTCGCTGTAACTGTCAAGTTACTTTGATTTTAAAGCAGTAAATGTCGCTTTATCTACGATACCAGTTACTGGTAGCTTTGCTTTCTTTTGAAATTCTTTTACTGCGTTTGCAGTTCCTGAACCAAAATCTCCGTCAGCTTTGATTTTAAGGAGTGCTTGTACATTCTTTACACCTTGACCCTTAGATCCAGCCTTTAGTGGCTTAAACTCTGCTGGAGCAGCCTTAACAACTGGTGCTGCAACCTTTGCAGGTGCTGGCTTTGCAGCCTTTACAGGTGCATCTGAAGATCCAACCTTTGATAGTAGTGGTGTATTTTCTTCTCCAGCATAAACTGGGCGTCCCCAACCAACTACTGCATTCATAAGCTTTAGCTTATTATCCTTAACGTATGCACGAGTTTTTTCTACGCACATTCCGCCATTGCGTTGATCTCCCTTTGCAGTTCCTGAAGTGTTTCCTTCAATAACTTGGATTGTTCCGTTTCCATTGTTTTTAATACAAATACCAACGTGTGAAATTCTGTTGACGCCATCATCTGGGAAATCAAAATAAATCCAATCTCCTGCAGTTGGCTCATCATTACGAGCATCTGCCCAACGATCATTCTTCTTAAAGAAGTCTGCTGCAGCAACAGTTGATGCTGACTTTGGGTACTTCTTTGGATCTAGTCCAGATGTAAATGCACACCAAGAAACAAATGACTGGCACCATGGAAGGAAGTTAGCCCCTGTCCACTTACCGTACTTTGTCTCGTTATCTTTAGGACCTTCAATAGTCCCAACTTCTTTCTTTGCAATCTCAATGATTGCTTCTAATGAGCCCTTTGTGGCCATAGTATTACCTACCCTTTTCTAATATATATATTATGTAATCAATTACCTGAGTTGGAGTCCAGGCTTCTGGAAGTTCAAGTCCGCTTATTTCATTAATCATTTTATCTCTGATACGGTCATTGATGATATCTAAGTCAATGTCCATTTTTCTCCAATAAATAAGGGGATAGATTAATTATAACCTATCCCCTCATTCTGGTCAAACTACGCTTGCTTATCTACCTTAGAAAATGCCGCATTGATTTCTTCTGAGCTAAGCTTTCCATCATCTAGGAATGAGCGAGCTAGTCTTTCAACTACTGTTGCTACACCCAATAGTCCAGCCATTGTTACGGCTGTTACTGTGCTTATCCCTACTACTGCTCCTGCACCAATTACTGATAGTCCTGAAGCTGCAAATACAGCAACAATTCTTAAGAATATATTCCAAAGATTTGTGACAGCGCCTCCAAGGACCTCTGCACCTGTTGCCTCATCTATTATTGTTAGATCTATATCTTTCTTTTTTGCCATTATTTTACTCCTCCCTATTGCGAATAGGACTTGTTAATATCCATAGTGCTGTTGTAGCTATAATTCCATAACCAACAATTGTTTTAGCACTACCATCTAGTACAACCCAGGCAATAAACATTCCAAGGAGAGTCCATGCCTGATCTACCATATCTTTTAGGATATTCTTTATTATTCTTACCATCTTCTTCCTCCTCGTGAACCTGGTGAATTGGCTCCTGAGCCTCCACCAGAACTTCCTCCGCCACTTCCGCCACCTCCAGTGGCTCCTCCTGTAGCAACTGCTGCTGCATTAATTGCTGCACCTGCAGCAACTACTGTTGCAACAACCATATCTGTTGCCTCAGCTCTTTCTTCATCAGACATATCTGCACCAATCGCACCAAGTGCAGCGAATGCTGCTGCTGGATTTGTAAACGCTTCTTGTAGTAATGCGCCTGGATTTTGTAACAATTCTACTTGTGCTGCAACGGCTGCAGTAATTACAACGGCATTTCCATTTTCATCTGTTCTTACATCTACTGGTGTTGCAGGTGGAAGATCTTTATATTCAATTCCAGAAGCTTTTATGTCTGCAGAAGTTACTGCTTCTCCTGGCTTTAAATCTGCAATAAGACTTTCAACTACTGCGTCTTTTTGTTCTTTAGTTAATTCTTTACCTGCTTTAGCATCTTCTATTGCTTTCTCAAGGGCTTCTTTATCTGCTTCTTTTGCTTCCGCCTCCGCCTTTAATCTATCTGCTTCTGCTTGCGCTGCCTCTGCCTCTGCTTGCTTTGCTTCTGCTTCTGCTTTAGCGTTTGCTTCTTCTTGTGCCTTAGCTTCGGCTTCTGCCTTTGCTTGCTCTTCAGCTTCTCTTGCAGCCTCTGCCTCTGCTTCTAATCTATCTGCTTCTGCTTTTGCATCTGCTTCCGCTTGCTCTTTAGCC